TAATTTTATATAAACTATTTATAAGAAATTTGCAAACCCCCTAAAATATAGTGATTTTACAGACTTTTTTGAATAAAAATGGATTTATTCCACAAAATCGCAGAAAATAAGGGTTTTTTAGACCATTTTTTTCTTGACTTACGCTTTGATTAGTGTATACTGGATACATAATCGAAAAAATGACAAAAAAACAAGAAAAATCGCAGAAAATAAAGGGTTTTGAGTGTGCGACATTCTGCACCCCCAATTTGTTGAAAAATAAGGGTTTTATTTTACATAATAATCCATTTTTTTCTTGCAATATGCTCTTTTTCGTGTATAATGGATACATAATCAACCAAACGAAAGGACTACAATATGATAAAAATAAAAAACCCTGCAAAAACTATTGATGAAGGTATCAATAATTTAATCAACGCTTCTAATGAAGATTACAATAATTTTTGTGATAATAAAAATATGCAAAATGAATTTGCTAACAAGTGGGATATAAAAGAAGGACAGAAGTATATTAAAGTAATTAGTAAAAATATGGTTCACTCCTTTATTGTAAAGAAAGCATTTAAACATTTCAAAGTAGGTGATGTTTTAAAGGCTGCAAGTTGGGCTGCACCTGCACTTAATCAACCAAGAGGAAATGTTCTAGAGGGTAACTACTTTATGCAATGGACAGGTCCCTTATACTTAAACTAGTCGAAAGGAAAACTATATTATGAAAATCAATCAAATAATCAGTAAAATTGGGATGATGTCACCCAAAGAACTAAACGAAGTTGTTTATGCCGTTAAATTTAGAAGAGAAAATCTTTCTAAGATGCTTCGTAGAACTTTTAAAGTTGGCGATAAAGTGTTAATCAATTCTAAAAGAGAAATCTTCAATGGTATTATTAAAGAGATTAACATCAAAAAAGCGATTGTTGAATTTAATGGTCGTGAGTATAGAGTTCCTTTTAGTATGATGGAGGCTGCATAATGAACGGCGCCGATTTATTTTTAATTTTAGGAGTGGCACTTCTGTGCCACCTACTAATCAAACAATACAAAAAAGAAAAAGCAGAAAGAAGAATTATTAACATTACACATTATAAGGAGAACAAATAATGGGAAAAGTGAAAGACTGGCTGTGGGATACAGCAGAACAATATCTCGAAGAACTAATCAATGACGTTAAAAATAAAAATTTAACAGTTGCTCAAGCTTGTGATGAAGCAAGAGAGAAAAGTATTGATTGGGATTTAATAGGCATCAATAACGAATCTGAACTAAAAGAGATTCTAGAACAGGAGATAGCATAATCATGAATAAAGAAATTGAAAAATCAGTCAGATCAGCACTTGATTACAAGATCATTGAGTTAGAGTGGACTGGAGGTGCTTTATATGTGAACGGAATCGATTTCAGTTATGAAGTAGACTTGGTCAAAGAAGCAATACAGTCTGTAGTTGGACCGTATGTGATTAAGGATTCTTGCCTGAGAGGCACAGAAAAAGAAAGATGGGACCAGTGGGCATTTGACATTACTGATGAAGATATGCCACAGAGGATTTACCTATAATGATAAATGCCCAATATGACGCACTCGTAGAAAAATACGAAGAACTAGGTTATTCATATGAAGAAGCAAGTGAATTAGCCTACAAAGAATTAATAAATCAATAGAAAGGATTATATTATGGATACTATCGAAGTTATGAATGAAGTTATTGCTAACGAAGCTGTTGAGCAAATAGCAAGAATGGATGTAAACCAAAGAGACTTGTTTATTTACAGTCTCGTTTCAAAATGGCCAGAACTTGCTAGTCAGTTGAACATGGCGGTTGAATTATATGCAAGACTAAAAGATGAGGAGAATCATGTTAATTAAAATAGGTGACGAAGTGGCCGTAAGTCCAAGACCTTGCGGATCGAACATGAGATATGGCAAAATTACTGACATATCAATTGCAACTAAACTAGAAGATCCTGCAGGAGAACTAGGTGCTCATATTTCAGAATATGATACTGACCTCGACTATTTAGGATCAATCGGATATCAATCTGAAAATGGCGACCAATGTTGGGCGTACTTTTCACAAATAATAGGAGACTAATAATAATGGAAAATGAAGGAAATTTTATAATGAAAATAATCATGCAAGCTGTAGAAGATGCTGGTTATCAAGGTAGAAACAAGAAATACCTTAAACACAAAAAATCAGCAATTGACTGGATTGTAGGAAACGACCCACAATTCGTTGATTACTGTAAAATGTTAGGTTTATCTCCTACTGGCATTAGAAGTAAAATAATTAAAAATGTCAATATGCAATACACAAAACAACAAAAACAAATGAAAGGAAACAATGCCAGAATATAAATTTAGAGAAGATCAAATACTAGACGATATCATAAACTATATTAATAATACTTATGGTTCACACTATGCCAAAGATGTGACTAGACAGGCAACCGAGACTATCATTGACCAAGGTCATGGTACAGGTTTCTGTATGGGTAACATTCTAAAGTATGCTCAAAGATATGGTAAGAAAGATGGCCGCAATAAGAACGACCTATTTAAAGTCATACATTATGCTATCATACAACTATCACAAGACCATTACTAAGAACTCTTAACTCTGGTTCCAAGCTAGCTTGGAGGGGTCTCTGAAGGACGCACATGAGTACTTATAATAACCAAGAATTATATATGTAGTATGTAAGATGTGGTGGAGACACTATATCAAAAACGCATAGGTGTCGTATCAAAATAACAAAGAGAACTCAATACTTTCTTCTCTAAATATTTTGTGAATGAAAGGACTACAATGTCAAAACTTTTTAAAAACTTTACCAAACTATTTTCTATTAACTATAATTTTATGGATGATTCTTATAGCGGCATCTCCCCTGAGCTTATTCGGTACTTTCAAAATGAATATGGCTCCGACTGGAGGTCGGCGATTGAATCTTTCGCAGTTCAGAAAGGAATGAAAAAATGAAAAAACTTATTAAACTTATTTTTACTTGGGCAAAAACTAACCAAGAAGCACATGAAGATTATCTCGCTAAGAGTGAAGATCATGCCGATTTAGAATTTAGAATGAAACATTTAGATAGCTTATCAATTAATGGTAATCGTTACTCTAGTTTATATAAACGATTTTATTCCTAATGTGGCCTTATAGTATTGAAGAATTGAATTTTATTAATGGAAAAATTAAATAGAAAGCACCCCCTATAAAATAGGGGATACTATTAACTTCAAATATATTAGAAACTAAATTTAGAACCGATAGACCATGAAGTTGTGTCTGTACCAGTATCTAAATCTGCCATTTGAGTTTCAGCAAAAACAGTCAATCCCTTTGTTAGTGATTTTGAAACACCAACAGTTTTATAATTTCCTGTTCCTTCTAAATCACCATAACCTACTGTTAGAAGTTTGTAAGTTGCAGCGACTTCGTATGCTGATAAATCAGTAGTAGTATCCTTGATTGTATAACTAGATGCTACACTTAAAGGACCCACTTCAGTTATTGCACTAACACCATAGTAAGAAATGTCATTTACAACATCATCAGCAAAACCTGCTGATACTGTATTTCCTGCAATGTCAGTAGAAGCAGACCACTCGTATGCATCCCAACCATTATTCTGTCCAGAAGAACCATCAACAACAGTCAAAGCATCAATCGATATAGAACCTATTGTGTTTGAATATGCTAATGAGTTTGAACTTCTAGATGCATAAGAATGAGAGGCACTTCCACCATATACTTCAAAGACACTTGCTGTAGAAGCAACATTATCTGTATAGGGGTGGGATTGACGACCAGCAGAAATACTTCCAAGATCGGTAGAAACTCCTACATATGCTAGTCTTGAATCAAATGTATTCGAAGCATCGTCATCAGTATCTACACCAACTTCTAATTTAGCAAAGGCGCCAATAGAAGAACCTTCTAATGATTCTTCGGTAATACTAATACCTATCTTAGAACCATTATCTCCTAGTTTGTCGTTTGCAACACCAGAAGTGTTTTCATCATGGGACCATTTATAATTAAAGGTACCATACGGTGTTATCTCAGCTGCAGAAACAGCTGTCGTGAATAATACTGCTAATAAAGCAGTTGTATATTTAATCATTGTACTTTTCTCCTTAAGGATTTTTGATATCTCGCTCACCGAGTAATCATAATATTCATAGTATTTATATATTTTTTATTGGGGAATACAAGTCGTGATATTATTTTAGTTGTTCACTGGTGCATTGGCTCGCCATTGATAGCAACTCCAATATCTTGCACTTGTTTTGTCTTTTGCCGTATCGCATCTATGTCTTGCACGAAAAGACTTTCTTCTCGCTGGGTCGTCTCTTTTGATGCTTAAACCAGTTGTATCACCAAAGGATACTTTCTTTATTCGATCACCATCTTTAACATAAACATAGAACTTCTTACTACCACCTCTTATGGGGTCGTTGAGTTTCACCGTCTTACCTTGATACTCTGCTTCTGTTATCTCTAAGTCTTGGTACATACCTTCACATACCAAATCAATATTTTCTACTTCTTTAAAACTTTTTATCATACTCATATTTATAAGAGATTTTCCAAGGGTTTTTTTACATAAACAAAGGTCTTATTACAATACCCACAAACGACCTCATTTGTTCTACCAATAACATAATACACAAGAGGGTGGTCACCATCACGGCAAGTCACCTCTCTTGTGTGTACGATTGTTTTACCAACCACCATCATCTTCGATCATCTTATCTCTAACGCTGCGTTTTGGTACGGTATCATCTAAACGACTGTAATCACCCTTATCATTTGCAATACTCAATGCCATTGCTTGTATCTGTTCTATTTGATTAAGAATAGAGGATTGTGTCGCCTTAGGTATTGAATACTTCATTGTATATAACTTATGGGCTTCTTCATTCATGACTTTAATCTTATGAACGAAATCACTTATTTTGTGTAGCATATTTTTTTTGTCCTTTAGAAAGAAACAAATCAAGCTGTATATTCTTATATCTTGATTGAATCTCTTTCTTTGACTTTTTACTCTCCTTTATAGAGATGGTGTCAAGTCTATCCTTTATTTTAAGTTTTTGTTTTTTGAGGTCTCGTATTAGTTCTGCATTATGTGAAGTCTTTGTTTCAAGCCTTGATATCTGCTTATCAAGATGTCTGTGAAGTGATGATGCTCTGTTGTCAATACCCATATATATCGTCTCCTTTATATAATTGTAATACTCTAATATATATAAAAATTCCCACGAGAAAATTTTACAAAGAAAAAGTACGAAAACACAATGAGTTTAGAGTAGAAAGAAATAATACACTAAACCTGATATGATTGTAATGTCAGCACATATAGACCATATGATGTATGCTCTAAACATCCATTTGCTGATCGTTAATACT